ATTCATTTATACTAGTTTCCCAGTTAGTTACAGCTTTAATTGTAGGATTATATTGGTCAAAAACAAATCCCTGTTCTTCTAAATAAGCACCGTAACCTTGTAAGAAATCTACAACTTCTTGAATAGTTTTTAGTCTAGTTCCATAAGATAAAAATAACTCTTGATTTTTTACAAAACTTTTTCTTAATATAGCTTCAGCACCGCCTATCATTGGCAGGCCGGGCAATTTACTAAACAATGTTTCATCAAAATTATCTCCAGATTGATGAGTAACATTAGTTCTGTAATATCTATTACCATATAAAACTACTTTTCCTGCTACGTAAGTTTTATTTGTGTCCCAGCTTGTAAAACTTTCTGATATTCCTCCTATTCTTATTACTCTATCATTTTGTCTAAACGAATAATAGGTAAAGAACGGCTCATCAAAATTATAACCTCTAAGCTCATAGCCATCAGAAAACTTACTAATCACAACTCCGCTGTAGACCAATTTTTTAATTGGACTAGATACATTTAAAAATATATTAAAATTATCTTCTGGTACAAAAACTCCGCCTGAACTTGTAGGATTCTTGCTATCTAATAAAATTTTAAATTTATTCTTACTAGTAAATCCTCCTAGTTTATGAGAAATTTTGTTTGTTAAATGCTGTAAATCCTGCTTATATTCATCAATTTTAAATGTTATATCTGATGTGGCAAAATCAATAATATAATTTACTAACCCTGATGTAAACACACGAGTTGTATCATTTACTGTTGACGGTAACACTAAATCAGATAATTTTATTCTTAAATTAGTTGAACTGTAAACTAATTGTCCAGTAGTATTTCTTACCTGTCTGTTTCTATCAAAACATACGGATAATGTTTGAGCTGGATTTAGTAAAAGGATTGTTTTTAATAACGCAAAAGGATAATAACTACTTCTGCGCCATGCTGTTTCCACAGGACCCTGATCTCCGAATGAATAAAATCCTTCTGCTGTAGAAGGCAAAGGGCCTGAGACAAAATTTGATTCTAATGGACTACGTAAGTTTCCTAATTCATCTGTAGGTGAAGTGTTTCTTAAAATAGGTCTAATAAACTTGTCATGGACTTTAGGAGGCTTTCCAGGTTCTCTTATTATACCTTGACTTAGATCATCCCATAGTAAAAAGTTATCAGATGTATATGGGGCAAGACCATAAACTTCTTGCCACCAAGTAGGCTCAATACTGAACCCTAAACACTGCCACGGAGTTATATGTGGACTATCTGTATCAAATATCCAATTATATATTCCTCTCCAGAATGCTTGACTATCAGAACCATCAGGGTAATAGTTTCCTCGATAATTGAAAGTAAAAGGTTCTAGTCTATCCCAGTAAGTTTGTTTAGTGAAGTCTTCTTTAATTAAACTAGTCCATTGGAAAAAACTAGGGCTTAATACTCTATCAAATTCTTCTTTAGAATACGCGGTTTTTCTATTATAACCTGGAATATAATTCCAAATATCAAATATTGACGGGTCGTACTGTTGTTTAATATTATTATAAATTCTTAATTCTAGCTCTAATAGAAGATCATCTCTATAATCTCCATAACATAATGTTATACTTCCGTCGTGTCCTTGAATGACTTCTCTAGGTTCTAGATAAGTGTCATCTATAAATTTTCTTGGTTTGAACTTAGGATATAACCCTAACTTAGTAGGTGTTGGTGGGCAAAAACTACCGTCAGTGGATTCATACTCATACACTTCAATAATGTCATCGTCGTTGAGTTCGCCTATAATGTTAAAGAAAACATCATCGTTGCCAAAAATATAATCAATGCCTTCAATTAATTGATTACCATTTCTATATACATAAACAGCTTGGTTACTAAGTTTATCTAAATTAAATGTTCTTGATATTGAAAATATTCTTTGAAATCTTCCATCTTCAACAAGATATTCTAATCTAGTATATCCATTATACCCAAACATATCTGAAAAATAATAAGAATGGGTACTAGGCTTATCTTTAAACATGGTTTCAAGAATTAAATCTACATGTCTACGAGCATCCATGTCAACACCTAGATTTTCTGCTACAGTTAAAAATGTACGTTTAAATGTAGCATAATCTTCTTGTGCTTCGGTAATAGATTTTACAACGTTTATATCTAACTTAGCCAGATGATATAATGATAAATTTAACGGGCAACTGTGTTGAACTATTCTAGATCCAAATTCTGTTAAATTGCCTAGATCACGTAGATTACCATTACCTGGATAGGTTCCTACAAACTCAGATATATTATCAACTACAGAATTTACATGATCAACGACTTCTCCTAATGTAAAAGATTCTAAATTTTTATTAAGAGGATTATTTTGAAGATTAATAGGTATTTCATAAAATCCATTGTTGTTTTTAGATTGTTTAGCATAACATTTTAAAGTAACTATATCAGATAAAGAGACATCATTATCTAACACAACTATAAATCTTACTACACCTCTTTCTACTGTAAATTTTTCTCTATTAAGACGTCTTCCATTAATATATACCCTAACTTCTAAATCAGCTAGGTCATCGGTATTATCATATACATCAACAGGAAAATTATTAATCAACCCCGATTCTTTAAAAATTCTTACTATTGGTTGAACATTTTTAATCTCTGATTTTTTCCATCCGTTAACATAATTCCAAGTATCTAAACTAGTGATCTTTCTAAGAAACCCTATATCAGTTCTTTTACTGTTAATCGAATTTCCGTTTTTATAATTAAAAGACTCTTGTAATAAATTAAAATTAAAAACTATGTCACCAACATTATTAATATTTTTGTAAGCAAGAGGAAATCCTAAAATTTTATCATTAGAACCATTTCCTTGTTTGTAACTAAAGATTTGATTACCGTTAAAAGTAGAACCGTCGTACACAGTAACATCGCTATAACTATTGCCATTGTTATCAAATATGTCAAATAAAATAGGTTGATTAACTTTGGATTTAGATTGAGCTAACTTCCAATTTGATCCATCATACCAATACATAGAACCTTTACTTGTATTGCCGCCTCTCACTAATACTGTTTCATAAAGTAAAGGTGTAGTATCTGGTTCTTCTACTAAATTAATTTGTTTACGTTTACCAAGGAAAACTTCAAATTTGTGAGTATTAGCACCTCTATTTAAAATATCAACTTGTCTTGTTAGTGCGCTGTCAGCGAATAATTTAATTTGTGTAGCACTTACTACAAAAACATAATACTGTTGTCTGTTGCTTAACCCACCAATATCATTATTACCATTGTTTAAATATGTAACTTGAACGCCAGTATTTAAAAAGTGTTCTGAAGCAAATGTTATAACATCCGAATTAGGATTCACTGTGGCGTCCGCTACGAATTCTATTTGTCTTTGAGGAACAATTATTTCAATAAAATTAACCTTGAAAATTTTTCCTTTGACTAGTATATCTGGATCAGCTGTAAATAAAACTCTCATATTAGGAGTAAGACTTACTCCATCGACATTATATCCAGTACTACCTTCTATAGTTGAAAAAACATCTGTAGTAAACGTATCAATTAAATCAATATCTTTTTTAGCCTGATGACCAAAGTTATATAATTTGATATCAGCTTCATATTCTATAATTGGTCTTACAGCTCTTAATGATTGATCAACATCAGGAATCTTTCCGTTTAGTTCTGCTGAAACTTTAACTACATCTTCGTGGAACCATCTGTTGTATCTGCTCCATGGATTTCTATCTTTAGACCCACGAGCCATTACAATATAATCATTATCTCTAGGATAAGCACTAGCCACACTAAAAGGATCGTTATCAAATCCTGTGTCATCGAACAATAACTCTGACTCTTGAGTGTATGTGCTAATAATTTCCAAGGCCGATTCTGGTATCAGAGTAATAGCAGTTCCTACTCCATCTACATACCAATTTCCATCTTTATATTCAGTAGGAGTAACATTACCTTCAAAATTAAGTTTCATTCCATTAGAAAGTTTGACTCCCGAAGTTAAAGTATAGTCTTTCTTACCTAGAATATCTTTATCTATATCTAAGAATGTATTTTCTTCGATATCTAAAATTTGTATTACACCGCCTGCTGTAGGGTCTTTTTCATTAACAAAATAAAGTAAATCTGGAGTATCTTTTCTTACTTTAAAAGTTATCACTCCCTGCTCTACAGCAAATTTTGAAACACCTTTTTTGTATCTATCAGTGTCTCCTCCAATTCTTGATAATTTAAAACTAAAAGGATTTCCTGGACTATTAATACTAAAATTATAGGTTTGTCCTCTAAAAAGTCGTATAGTAGGATTTCTAGTCAGCCCATTAGGAGAAAATACATACGCAAAATTATCTTCTTCGTCTACTAAATCAACTTTGTATGTACTTTCAATTTCAAGTTGCTGCCCAAATACTTTAATAACATCTGGACCATATGCTAACCAATAATAATTTTGAAAATTAACAAATTTGTCCCAGTTAATATGTGGATCCCAACTATAGAATTCTTGTTTGTTTAATCTCTCATGATTGGCTACATCTCCGCCTAATACACTTATTTGATTGATATAATCAATATAATCTTTAAAAAACGTTACATTTTCAAACTTATCTTGAATAACAGCAGCAGGTTCTAATTGATAATTTTTACGAAATTCCTCTTTAGACTCAATATAAATGTCATCAGACTTAGCGGCTTTAGCATTTTGTTGGCCAATATATCCATTAAGTTTTTTTACTTGACCGGGTTGTGTAAGTTGGTCTAAAGTAGCTTGTAAGAACTTTTTATTACTATCTGTTCTATAAGTTCTAGGAAGTAAATTAGCAGTTCTTCTAGGTTCGTTACCCCCAGTAGGTAATCCAAATTCGTCTTGATCGTTATTGGCCATTAGTCTTCAATTCCTGCGCTAGTTATAATTTGTTGTCCTGTTGCTGTGTTACTTGCTACGATAGCTCCGCTAGCCTTTAACTTACTAGCAGTAACCGCAGTAATAACTTCGATATCATTTACTGTTGCTCCATTTACAAAAATTTGGTCTTTTTCGCATTTAATTTCATATAAGGCACCAAACGTCAATTTTGTTTCTTTAGGAACAATCACAAAATTAACTACATACGGACTTAATCTATTCATCACATAAGTAGCTAACTCTGTAAAATAAAATGTTTCTCCAAACTCCCAATTTTCAATACTGAAAAATTCGTTAATAGCAGATAACGCACTAGATTTAACATCATTATCACTTATTACTAATTCTGAATTTTTAACAATTTTAAATGTAGCTTGTACATCTAACGTAGCTTTTTCTCCAAATAATACTTTATACTTTACCGGATGATAAACTATTTCATCGCTTATAGACTTTATTTTGTTTAGTTCTGTACTCATTAAACTAAACAATGTATCTTGACTAGGCGGATAAGGCTCAGCATCTAATGTATTGTTTAACCACTGTCTAAAATTTTGATCGTATTGTTTTGTTAACACGTAGATATCAATTAAATTAGTAATGCCAGGATCAATTCTAGATTCGTAATCAGCATTATGTATATACTGGAATTTAATATTAGGTCTACCAACAAACACTTTGTAATCTACAGAAGGTTCGAAACTAGCACTTGCTAAAGTAAATTTGTAAACCGTATCGGTTTCTTCTGAATATACATATTGTCCGTCAGCTAAAACACCTAAATTAGAAAGAATTCCTAAAGCACTAACTATTATAACTTTTTGATCTGTATTATCAACATACCTGTAATCTTCCTGTCCTACTGAAATCTCATATTTTTCTAAAATTATTTTTTTAGTAGTTGGGGAAATCGAGGGAGCAACTATTTCCTCAAACAGAATAGGATTATCGACTACACCGTCATCATCTAAATCACTAAAGGTTACTTGTATTTTTTTAGTATCGACATACCCGTCTAAACCTTTAAACTCTTCTGTAATTTCCCAATCTCTACTTATAGTAAACGGAACTAAACTATCTGGTTGTGTATTAATATTTAAAACTCTGATTTTATCTTTTACTATCGTGTTATTTCTAGTATCATAAATTTTGTCACTAGCATCAAAATAAAAACGAATCTGTTTCTCACTTTCAAATACATAACGTAATAATCTAGATTTTACCGTATAAAATTCAGTATCAGTTGTAAAAAGTAACAACCAGCTAGAATCTAATTGCTGATTACTATTATCCCCCTGTTTACCTAAACTAAATCTATTATTGATGTTTAGATTGACTTCAAAAACAATTTTCCAAGTTTTGGATTGAATATCATATCGTAATCCGAACGGCTTGTTTGCGAAAATTAAATCAATCATTGTGGATACTGTATTGTTTTCTAATGTAGTACGCCATGCTGGAATAATTTGATTTACTATAGCATTTTGCGGAATAATATCATTAAAAGTTACAGGACCTGAACCGTCAGCAAATATTCCATCACCTCCGGCTGTGCCATCGCCTGAAACATTAATCACTTTACACCATAAACTTGTTACAGCATTATCCACATTTGCTGTGCCTCGTACCAACTTGTTATCATTGCTTTTGTCAAAATAATAACCAGATGGTGGAACAAACTGTATTAACGCACCTGGTGACAAATATCTTAATAATGTACTTGTATATGTTCCTAATTTGTAAGGTACTGGATCAGTATCATAAGATATACTAGGATTTCTAATGTCGCTAATATATCCTGTACATTGATTTGTATCAACAGTTCTACTATACCATGAAACAGATAATGAATCAGTTACCACAGTAAAGAAATTGCCGTAATAAAAATCTCTTAATGTAGATGATTTTAAAGTATCTATAACTTGATTATAAATGATTGCTTCTATATCTGTGCGATTCTGGTAGCTAAACTTAAAACTTTCAGTAAATTCTTCTTTATACAAAATACCATCGTCAGCAAATAAATTTGTTTTACTAAACTTTCCTGTTGGATCTACTAGATCAAAATATCTGCTTATACCGCTGGCACTTCTATTAACTGCTTTAATCTTTATAACTTGCTGATTAACACTTAACGGACTAATATTATAGTCCTCTGCGGTAATCATTCTATTTTGTGTATAATAAGTCGCAGGAGCCTTCGACTTAATACTATCGTTACTTTCTGACTCGGAGCTATTATCTACGCTTGATTGTAAACTTACATTAATTGTTAAAGTCTCAAATTGTCCGTTATTACTGATATAAGGAACAGCAATACTGATGTTTCTAATATCTCTAGGATTTATAGTATAGCTGATACCATTGCTTGTTCTATAATATACTCTAAATGTTCCTCTTGGAATGTTTCCAAAAGTACCATCACTGAATAACAAACTAGCTCTATCGCCTGCTCGTGTCACTACACTGTAAATATTTCTTACAGATTTTTTAAGACTATTATAGATAATGTTATTACCTTCGAGACTAGGAACTTTTTGCCAATATTCGTTTTCTAATCCGTTTTGATCTAAACGATATAACCAGATATCAGTGTCATTAATATTAACCGCATCGATGTCAATACTTTCACTTGTACTTGGTTGTAAAATATCAAAAGTTCCCTGGGCTAGAATTCCTTGTCTAAAATGTAGGAAAAATCCAGTATTAATACTAGCATTGCCCTTACCGTCATTTCTAAAAATAAATGCTAATCTATTTCCGATAGCAGGAGGTTCTTCATAAATGTCTTGAGAATTTTTAAAAACAGTTGACACTATTTCAAAGGGCATGTTTCTGCCGTCTACTGACTTGGTAAAACTATATACCGGAGCATCAGTATTAGCACTTTGAAATCTATATTGTTCTGTTGGTATACCGTATATTACTGCTTTGTCATCTGGATTGCCAAATTGACGGCTAGACGGTAACGCAGCGTTGATCACCTTTATAAATTGATCGTACCAATTAGCGTTAGACGGATCATTCCATAAAATAATTTGTCCGGAAAGATTACGACCATTTGAATCTATAACTGTTTGGGTAGTACTTACACTACTAAACTTTAATAATCCGCTACCTGCTATGTTTCTTTTAGGGTTATAGCTTAGTAATCTAGCTAGTCTAAGAACACTTTCTCTACGTTCTGATAACTCTAAAAAGTTATCTCTAGCATTTAAATCAGTTCTAAAACTGATACTTTGACCCAAAAATGCTATCAAATCAATTAATGCCAAATACTCAGAACTTTCAATATAATCATTGAAATCTTCTGGATAATTTTCCCTGATGTAATTTATCATTACACGACGCAGATTTTCAAAATCATAACTCTGAAAATCAGCATTACGGAAAGTTTGGTAAATTCTTTTCCAGTCTTCGGCTATTAATAATCTATTTTGTCTATCGGTTGCTGACATACGCTATTCCCAATTATACAATATTTAGCGTATTTTGAAATGTGCGTACTTTATATTATTGAATTGTCTTGATCAAATTTCAATTGTAATGTTTCTGCGATATTGTAAGGCAAATAAGTTAAGCGACATTCGACTTGTATACCGCTTTCGTAACTAGTAACTATGATTTGTTCTGGGATAACACGAGGATCATAGTTAATAATAGTTTCTACATTTTTCTGTATCAACGTTTTTATTTCTTCTGTTAAAGGTTCAAACAAGCAATCCCAAATAATAGTTCCAAACTCAGGATTCTCTAATCGTTCTCCTTGTCTTATATGGAAATGATTTAATAAATCTTGTTTAATTAGAGCTAAATCATACAAAGCAAAACTGTTAGCATCTGGGCTAATCGTACTAAATCCTTTATAGGTTTTAGTTCCTGGTATTTTTTGTCCTTTAAGGTCTCCCTTAACTACAATTTTATCGTATAAACGTGAATTAGCACTCATAGCATTATTTATTAGTCACTTTGTAGCTTTCTAAACGGATCGACCGCAGCACTGTATGTTTTCCAACCGCTAGCAGGTGTTAACATAGTTACTGAAAAATCTGATTGATCTTTGAGCTGTTCTTCATCAGTATCTTCATACCTTCCTTCAATATCTCTATCAGTTAATTCTGGTTTTACTTTGAGAGGATCAAGATTCTCATGATGCGGATAAGGTTCATGTGTAATTATTCGTCGCATGATCGACGGTTCTAATGGTAATTCCTCCTGATCCGGAAGAGTATGTAATTTTAATCTCTGCGGTAACTCTGCTTCTGTAGCTTTTGCTGCTGTCGAAGCGGCAGGCCCATTCATGTGAATCAATGCCGCAGTTTCAATATGATTTCCGCCACTTTTAATTTCTGTGGTCTTTCCTGCTGTGAACCAATTATGACCTGTGGTATTAAAATCTGTATCTTTTAAAACTGTAACTTTATGATTTTCATCGAATAGTTTTTCTACATCTTTTTTAACATGTTGTTTGTAAGTCAACTCATAAGTTTTATCTACTTCTTGTTTAACATGAATTTTCTGTTTTCCGTCTACAATTAAAATTTGATCCATCATTACATGAGTGTGTAACTCACTACCAACTTTAATGTTCATATTTCTTACACACTCAAAATTTATATCTCTGTCAGCAAAGAAATTAAGGTCTTGTTTGGTATGTATACTAATACTATCCTCAGCAAAAACATCAATTTTTCCATCGCTAGTTAATTCTATCCAGGCAGTGCCTTTGCTATTTCCAATGTAAATTAAATCTTCAGAATTGTGTAATAGAATTTGATGCCCTGTTCTTGTACGAAATCTTATACATTCATTATGAGGTATAGTATTGTCGCCATCTGTTTCACCGTTCAACAAATTACTGTATTCTGGAGGACCATCTGAAGCAGGAGTTTTTCTAATAAACTTATCATTACCATCATCCATTACAAACGTAGACCCGCCTAGTCTACTTACAAACGCACCATCAATTAGATGTTCAGCTTTACCTATTTTACCACGTTTTCCATTTTTATCAACTGGTCCAGGTGTACTAATACCAAATACAGCACTTGGTATTTCCCTTCTTGCCGAACTAGTTGTAATACCTCTAGTATCATCTAAAATTAATCCTTGCTTAACTAAAAACTCTGTTATAGGATGTTGAGGTTTTGGTCTTTTTGTAGGATCGCCTGTATTCTCGTTGGCAACTTTATTATACTCAGCGACTGGTACTCTTTCGCTATCCTCTGTTTTAGTATCGCCTACTACAAATTCTGTAGCAGCTAATCCTGGAACCATGAAATTCATACCTTCGTCTTGTACGCAACCTATCCAGTAACCTTTACGAGGATCGCCACCAATAAAAATTACTACTACTAAGGTTCCTACATCTGGAGGAACAAACCACATACCATAACTTTTTTGTGTATTTTGAAAATCGTCTGTATCAGTTACATGTTCTGCGCCTGTAACACCATAAAAAGGATTAAGATATTTTACAGTGGTTAATTGTCCATCTGAATTTATATCCCCTGTGACCTCTCTTAACAGTTGAACTTCTAATCCACCCATATAAGTTGGATCAAGATGACTAACAACTTTAGCCAAAAAAGGACCAGGATCTACTGGTGTACTGCCTGCTTGTGGTCTGCTTTCAATTGCCATTATGCGAACCCGCCCCCTGTATTAATAACTCCTGGTAAGCCTGGATTAGGCGGAGAAGTGTTAACATTATTGTTTTGAACACTTCCACCAGTAATAGCACTAATTATGCTGCTATTAGTTTTCTGTACATAATCTGTACCTTCATTTTTTTGTCCTATCAAAGATCCAGCTGGTTTTTCTTTAAGTTTTACATCTTGTCCAGGTAATCTCACAAGATGTAAAGTTTGAGTAAACTTATTTCTAATTATTGAGCTGTCAACACTGAGTACTCTGAACAATCCACTAAATTGTGCTACTGGTTCTGTGTCTCTAAAATCCCATGTACCTTTTTCTAAATCAATATCTATTGGTGTTCTAAAATTAACTTCTACAACTACTTCGCCATTTTGATAGTTAATGGAACCATCGCTGGTAATGTTGTCGTATCCTTTTACTTCTTTAGCACTATAATTCCCCATACCGCTATCAGCAATATAGTACGGATCTCCTAATATCTGTAAATCTAGATTAATCATATCAGCTTGAGCTGTAATAACATCATGGAACTGTCTAGCTACTACTGTGGCTTTATCGTCAAAAGCGGCTGCTCCGCCTTTATTAGCTGTTTTAGATTTTATAACGTCATTTCTAACTTGTGTAGGATTTTCAGGCTGAGTGTTGCTGCCTCCTGCTAACCCTTTTTGAAAAGCAACAGCAGCATTTTGTAAACCTCCAGATGGAGTAGATCCAGCAGTTTGATCTCTAGATTCTGTATCAGTAGATTGCCCCGTTTGATCTTTTAAACGATCACCTTCGGTACTGGTACCAGAAAATAAAGCAGTATAAAATCCTGCTTTAAAATCAATAGTAAAATCTAAAATTTCTGTATTTTGTCCTGTATAGATATAATTGTATTCTTTTACTGCTTGTTTTTTTAATTGATCATATCCTTTAGCTTTAGAATCAGGAGGCATAAATCTTGAACTATTAACTTGGTAGGGAACCACTCTAAATACTATACACTTAGGTTTAGTTCCTGTTTTTCCATCTTCTTGAGGAATGTTATATGCCTGTGTTTCTATTCTAAACCAAACTATATTACCAGTAGGTGTTAATTGCGCTTCATTTAAAGCATTTCTACCATAGTCACTGTTTAAAATAACATTAGTAATTACATCGGTAATAAGTGCGCCTTGCTGAAAGTGAAACTTAGAATTATTCAAATCTATAGTAACAGATCCTATTTTTACAATGCCTTTTTCTTTATCATAACTATCAGCATCTTTAGCAAATGGTGTTTCGCCTTTAATTTTTTCGCTGAATCCTAATAAAGATTGTCCTATAACATTTACAGCAGTTTTATCAATTCCTTGAACTTTAGTAGAATTAGCACCTTGACTAACTCCTAATTTTCCATAAAAAGCAGCAGCACTACCAGCATTAGGAGTAGCTGTTGCTTTCTTTTCTGTAAGTTCGTTACTAGTTACAGTATTTCCTGCTCCAGGATCTGAAGTTGTGTCTTTTGGAAATAAAATTAAGATTTCATCTGGAACTTCAACTTTACCTGCTTTTTTTGCTTCTTGTAAACGCTTGTTTAACACTGCTTGTAGACTGTTCGCTCCAGTCTGTAATAAATTTTGAATAGTATAAGGGCCGCCCTTGTCACACTCTATACCTATATCACTTTTAATTTCGTTAAAAGTCTTTGACATCCCTTGTTCATTCCAAGGATATGCTTCTACATTATATTCACACCCCTTGCCTGTAACAGTCATGCCTAGCTCTCTTATTTTAAGAGGTATTTGTCGTACTACCACAGGATTTTCTTTATCAATATCAGTCCAACCCCTCCATTCTATGGTTAATAATAATGGGACTTGTGTATAATTTTCATGTCCGGCTTCCATAGCACCTACTTGTAGGGATTGAAAAAATAATCCCATACTATAAGGTTCTGTTACCGTGAAAGATATATTAGAAGCATTGGTGACTCCTGTGGCTTCATTTAATCCCATAATAGTTGTTAACTTAAAATTATCAAGGAAAAAATTATAAGATCCAAATGCTGTCTTAATTAATCCTTCAGGAGAAATATTATTTGCTGATTTTAAAATAATAGGACCAAGTTGTCCTTTTTTATAAGTCAAATCTGGAAAATTAATTGCTTCATCGCTTAACACACTTAAAGTAAAAAGCGCATTAACTGATACATATTGACTTAACTGGTTTGGTAATGGAGGTTTAAAATTAGGTGGAGGCGCAACCTTAGTTTGTCCTTGATCTACTTGTGCTGCTACAGCAATATCTTGCTGACTTTGTGCTACACTATTAAAAGTTGCTGAACTAAAATCTAATCCTGGAATACTAAAAGAAGAAGGATCTGGTAATAATCCGCCCCCAATGACTGCTTTTTTTAATTCGTCCAACGCAGGACCTACAGCAGAGCCTCCGTTTTTTTGTACTATACCTGTAACTGTCTTTGATATTTTTTCTGAAGCAGATGTAGCACCAGCTTTAAATTCCTTAGCAAAATCTACCATGTTATAATCCTAGAATCTGTTTTAGACTATTGCCTTTAGGTATGTATATTTTTGTTCCGGCGACGAAGTCATAGATAGGATCTTGTATAGTATCTAAATTTCTTTGTGTGAAAACCCACCATAACT